ACTACAAGAGCAAAATTACCTTTGTGATAAAGTGAAACCATTTGAAGTGTATAAATCATACCTTGCCTTTAAGAATCACTTTTCAAAAAAAAATTATGATTATTTCAAATATTGCGGAAAGTCCAGAGCTTCTCTGGACTCTTTTCATAAGAGAAAAGATCGTTACTTTTTTGAAAGAACCTCTAGGCAAAAAAGTGATGATGAGATAAAAGCGTATTTTGTTGCAAACTTCGTGGAGTGTACCGATCCAGAGGGTCTATGGATTGGAGAAATCATAAGAAATGGAGAAGATGTTTATAAGAATTGGTTGAAAAAGATACAAAGTCTTTATTACATATTTAAGACTGAAGTTGAAGTTTTCATCCATAAAGAAAATTTTACATCTTTATTTGTATGTAAAAAAGGAAGACATCCAGAAATCCTAAAAAAATATCTTGAGGGTGCTATTAGTTTGGAAACAATGGTAATTCTTGATATGATCTTAAATTATTGTGATAACTTTGATAAAAAATTAGACGATCCTGTGTGGGAAACCGTAAGTTTAAGAATTTTAAAATACAAACCATTTCTAAATATTGATGTAGCAAAATACAAAAAACTAATGCAGGAGATTGTACTGTGAGTTCTTTTTTTGAATCTGACGTTGTTAGAGAATCCTTACTGGAGCTTGATGAACTTCAGAGTCAACTCTTTGCTGATGTAATGAATATGCCCTTTCTTGATAGAGAAGGAAAAAAAGAGCATTTGGATAGAATGAAAGAATTTCTAGAAAAACAAAAGCTTTTTATTTTTCGTCTTTCTCTTTCCGACGATCCAGAAGCGGTTGAGATGAAAGATAAAATTATGGAATCTGCACGTATGCTTGGTTTAAAAGATAATCAAAATATAAATGAGTTCTTTGATATAATGGAAACCAACATAAAAAACCTTGAAAAGACCCTTGACATCTAGGGTTATTTTTGCTATACTTAATACGTACCAATACGGCACACACTTCTAATACGATTAATACGGAGAATACGAATGTCTTTTGCTGATCTTAAAAAGCAATCCAAGATGGGTTCCCTCACCGAGAAACTCATCAAACAAGTGGAAAAACTCAACGATAATGGTTCTAAAGATGATGACCGTTTTTGGAAACCTGTAATGGATAAGAGTGGTGTAGGTTCCGCAGTTATCCGTTTCCTCCCTGCTGCCGAAGGTTGTGAACTGCCTTGGGCACAAGTATGGTCTCACGCATTTCAGGGTACTGGTGGTTGGTTGATTGACAACTGCCTTACCACTCTTGGTCAACAATGTCCTGTTTGCGAGAAGAACCGTATTCTGTGGAATTCTGGTTCTGAGCGTGATAAGGAAGAAGCACGTAAGCAAAAGCGTAAACTTTCTTATTATGCAAACATTTATGTTGTTCGTGATCCTGCCAATCCTGATAATGAGGGTAAAGTATTCCTCTATAAGTTTGGTAAGAAAATTTATGACAAGATTCTTGCTGCAATGCAACCTGAGTTTGATGATGAGCAACCCATCAATCCTTTTGACTTCTGGACAGGTGCTAACTTCAAACTGAAGCTCGTCAAGAAAGATGGTTATTGGAACTATGACAAGTCTGAGTTTGCATCACCTTCTCCTCTTCTTGATGGAGACGATGATGAACTGGAACGCATCTACAAGTCTCTGAACAATCTGAATGATTTTACTGATCCTAAAGAGTTTAAGTCTTATGATGAACTGAAGAAGCGTCTTGATTACACTCTTGGTCTTCGTGGTGTTCCTAAGTCTCAAGACCCTGAGGTTGTTGCCGAAGAGGAAGAGTGGGAACGTGAGCGTCGTGGGGAAACTACTTCTGCAGTAAGTTCAGTTCCAGAATCTAAGTCTTCTTATCAATCTGATGATGAAGATGAGGATGATGCTCTGAGTTATTTCCAAAAACTCGCTGAATCATGATAAAATACTTTCCTCTTTTTATTCTTTTATTTGTTTCTACCCCAAGTCATGCAATAACTTGGAAAGAGTTTTGGGAACCATTTAACAATGGACATTATCATTATTACTCAACTCCTTACAGGTATAGACAAAGAAGAATATATGAGGTTTGTAGAAAAGAAGTCTATCGTGAGCAATATGTTCCAGGGGATTTATACACCCCTGGATATGTTAAACGATGGAGGGAAACAATAGAAATACCTTGCAGATAAACTCCCTCACTGGGAGTTTTTTTTTATATGTTTGGATTACTTGCACGTTTCAAGTTATTATCTACATATTGAGATGATTTATCATAACGCATTGCAGATCTAAAGTTTTCTTTGAATGCGGATAGATATTCTTTTTTTAAAACTAAAATTTTTCTTTTATCTTCATTTTGCTTTACTTCATACTCATAATTAGTAACCTCTTTTAATGATGATATTGTTTTTATTGTTTGATCATCAATTTCATAATAATCTTTTTGCTGGGATACAGATATTTCTACAGTTAACCCTGAAATTGGATTTGCCATTTTTTATGTCTGTGGGGTAAAGACAAATTGAGTATTTACTTCGTTATTTATTTCTGTTCTGACAATTTCATACAAATAGTCTGGTAAAGTTATAAAGGTATCGCCAAGTTCATCCCCAACTGGAAGATTATAAGTTTCTCCACCTCTAAGTGTAATTGGTACTTGACCTCCCCATCCTTCTGGCCAAGGAAGTAAAGTGTTGTTAATATTAATTTCAGTAGAACCGTTTCTTGTGGAGAGCAAAAATTTAGAATTTGTTATTTCTATTTCATTGATTTTAAAAATAATTGTATAATCTCTTCCAATAAATTCTAAAAATTGATTTAAGTTTATTCTTATTGTTGTTGGTAGGTTTGAATTTTGGTATAAAGGTAATGAGTAGGTTGAAGTATCTTGTGTGGTAAATTTTCTGGTAAATCCTGGGTCTACTTGAAATCCTCCACCCAGAACAGTTCTACTATATCTGTCCTTTACTTCTACAGTTTCATAATGATGAGTTCCGTATATATTTTCATCAGAACCATATTTTTCAAGAAGATATTTATAAAAACTTGTATTATCTAATGGCCATTGGTCATTTACATTTGTGATATTATTTGTAATTAAAATTACCCAATCTAGTTCAGGGTCATCATATAATTTTTCTGCTATTGTATCTGGTCTCTCGCCATCTTTTATATAATAATCTTGAATGGAAGATACAGTACCTAAAACATTATTGTTTAGTTTTGCTCTTAAGAATAAATTTTTAGATTTAATAAAATCACTATTGGATGTTTTATCATCAAAAGGTGAAATATATTCTAAATTTGGTAGCTCGTTAAAATATGCCATATTAGAATCCTACAGAATCGTTTGATACATTGTTGTAATCTGTACTGTATATTGGCTCTAGTTCCTTAAATGACATCGAAATCATTACTGAAGCAGGTTGTCCTTCTTCATATGCCGCCCATTGACCATCTGGCGAATAGTCAACATTAAAGGTAGTTAAAGCACAAGTCTTTATTTTATTTACACCTTTTATTTCATCTTTTCCATTATATGTGTATTTTAATTTAAAGATATGTGGGGTTGAGAGAAAGAAATTATTCCCTGCAGTATTTTTTCTTGCTGCCATTCCTTGTTTGAAGAATCTTATTATATTTCTTACTGCTTTTGCTTCTGTTTCATTTCTTGGACTCATTCTATAAGCGAATCCAAAATCTCTTAGCATAGGACCATTAAATAAGAGTTCTATATTTGAGTTTGGAACAATTCCAAAACCTCTGGATAAGATTGATTCTGGTGATATTTCGTATCCAGCTGCTGTTGCTATTGTGGATACTAATCCAGTTCCAAGGGAGGTTTTTAAATTTTGACTTGATGAAAAGTTTTTAAGTAAATCTGTTATAACTGCTCCAGCTACAGCAGTATTGCCGACTGGAAGACCTGCAGCACTTAGAAGTTGTCCCCCAACAAGGGCTCCCCCATAACCAGCAACGTTAGATGCAACTTGAGATGCAACCGCAGCATTTAATGCATTCATACTATCAGATTGCCAATCTACACTATTGGAATCTCTTACTCCATTTGGCATGGGGAGAATTACTGTTCCAAATGCTTCTCCTTTGTAATCTGTCCCTCTTACTAATCCTTCTTGAACTATTTTATCAAGATTTCCTGTTTGGAATATACTTTCTTGAGGTGCTTTATAAGTGAATTGGGTGATAGATAAAGTAT